TTGCACAACGAAGGCTCTGACGGGTTAGCCAGCATACGAATGCAGATCGCTGCCTGGGCGCAGACGGCAGATGCCGCCCAGGCGCTGGCGCTTGCGATCAAGGAACGGCTGCACGGCTATGCCGGCTTGATGGGCTCTGGCGCCGCAGAAGTGAACGTGCTGCTCGTGCGCTTCGACGTGTGGCGCGATCAGGACGACGAGGTGGCAAATCTGCGCGGCAAGGTCGCCGATTACTTCGTCGATTACGATGAATGACAAAGCAATTTTTCAAGATCGAGGGCCTGAAAGAACTCGATCAGGCGCTGGTCGGACTTGCTGAAGAGTTTCACCCGCGCAACGTAAAGAGTGTGCTTCGTGGCGCCTTGAAGGACGGCGGCAAGATCATTGCCGATGCTGGCCAAGCGAATGCGCCGCGCGAAAAAGGTGAACTCGCTGAGTCCTACACAGTCGGATCAAAGCTTTCGCGGCGGCAGAAACGCTTGCACAAGAAAGAAAGCCCGCTCGAAGTCTTCGTTGGTCCCACACCGCACGCGAAATCCGTGCAGACAGAATTCGGTAACGCGCACCAGGCGCCGCATCCCCACCTTCGTCCTGCCTGGGATAGCAACTGGCAGCGCGTGCTTGATGTGATCATCAGCCAGATAAAAGAACGCCTTGAGAAGACCCGCGCGCGCTTGGCCCGCAAGGCCGAACGTGACGCCGCAAAAGCCAAGTAACGAACCAAGTAATCGAATCCCCAAACCCGCCGGGGGAAATCGCGGGATATCCCAACTTCATCCAGGAGACTCGCGATGAGCGCAACCGGAGCCGAACTCGGCTATGGCATGTTGCTGAAGATGCTGACCAGCACAGGCCCTGACGTTTATACAACTCTAGGCAAGCAGCGCGATGTGCTGCCGGCCGATGGGTTCTCCGTCGACATGGTCGATGCGACCCACAACGAAAGCGACAACGCAACCGAGGAAGTCATTCCCGGTATCGTCCGCACGAAAGACATCACGCTGTCGATCGAATACAATATGAACAGCGCGACCGTGCAGCTCATTCAGGCCGCCAAGCGCGTGCTGAAGACCTTCCGCACGGTTCATCCGACCGGCAAATATATCCAGTGGCAGGGCTATGTAACCGACTTCGAAGCCGAAGCGCCGACCGAAGACAAGCAGATGGCGACTCTTTCGATCAAGCGCTCGGGTGTGGCCACGGCTTACGCGGTCGCGGCTCCGTCGAACTCGGTGCTTCCGGCGATCTCTGGTCTTCTGGAAGTGGCCGCGGTTCTCACCGCCTACGAAGGCGTGTGGGCGAACGAGCCGACTTCCTACACCTATCAGTGGGAGAACGCCGGCACGCCGATCGGCGGCGCCACCAGCAGGACTTACACGGTCCAGGCAGGTGACGCAGGCGACCTCATCACCGTGGTCGTCACCGCGACCAACGCGCATTCCTCTGTCACGGCCGAAAGCGCCGCGGTCGAGATCGGCGCGTAATGCCGAACCAGCACAAAGGCGAAGTGGCATTCGATGCGGATGGCAAGCAATACACGCTGCGCTATTCCATCGATGCCATCTGCTGCCTAGAAACAGAAACGGGGAAGGGCATCGTTGCCCTTCTTTCCCAGTTTGAAGACGCGGAAAAGATCACACTGACGCTAGCGCGCCAGATGATGTGGGCCGGTCTTCGCGAGCATCATCCGGAAGTCACCGTGAAGGAAGCCGGCGAACTCATTCATGCCGCCGGCGGGTTGATGAAATTCATTGATATTCTCAATGAGTCGTTCGCGGCCGGGTTCGGCCGCGAAGAGGGTAAAAAAAACCCTCGGAAGGCGGGCGGTCAGAATGGGACTGGCCCGCGCTCTACCAGACCTGGGCATCGCTCCAACGCCCGCCCGACGACTTCTGGAAACGAACGCCGCGCGAGCTGAACTTAATCCTCGCCGGCGAACAGGAACGCGCCGAGCGCACGCACAATGAGCGCGCGTGGGCTGTCTGGCACATCGCGGCACTGCCGCGGATGAAAGCCTTTCCGAATCTCGAAAAACTCATGCATCGGCAGAACAAGTCCAAGCGTGAGATGACACCCGACGAAATGTGGGCTGTCATGGTGCCGATCACGTACTCGAAGAACTGAGGTCTCTATGGCCGCTAACGCAGTCATCGGTGCACTTCGTGTCATTCTCGGCGCGGATACTGCCGCGCTCGAGAAGGGACTGAAGCAGGCGCAAAGCAGCCTCGACAAGTTCGGGGAGAATGTCGCGCGCACAGGCCTTGCGATGGGTGCGGCTCTCGCGACGGCTCTTGCCGGCGTTGGTCTCGCTGTCAAAGGAGCGATCAACGAAGCCGACAAACTCGGCAAGATGGCGCAGTCCGTGGGCGTACCGGTCGAGGAATTGTCGCGACTGAAACATGCGGCGGACCTGTCCGGCGTTTCGATCGAAAGTCTCGGGAAGGGCTTCGGGCGGCTTTCCAAAAACATGATGGAAGCGGCGACGGATGCAAAGGGCACCGCAGCCCAGGCGTTCGCCGCGATCGGTGTTTCGGTAAAGAACGCCGATGGCACACTGAAGAGTTCTTCGCAGATCATGACCGAGTTGGCCGGCAAGTTTGCGGTCATGAAAGATGGCGCCGGCAAGACTGCTCTGGCGATGGCGTTGTTCGGTCGCGCCGGCGCTGAGCTGATCCCGATGCTCAATCTCGGCAAGCAGGGCTTGGCCGAAATGTTGGCCGAAGCGGACGAGCTCGGCATCGTGATCGACGGCAAGACGGCTCGCGCTGCCGAAGCGTTCAACGACAATCTTACCCGGATGAGCAAGATCACCAGCGGCATCGCCATGAAGGTGACCGCCGAAATGCTTCCGGCGTTTCTGCAATTCAGCCAGGTGCTGCTCGATACTGCCAAAAATCAAGAATACATGAAGATGGCGGCGGAAAATCTAACGGCGTTTCTTCGTGGCGCGGTCGAGGTCGTTCTGACGCTGGCTGTTACGTTCAAGCGGCTCGGTGCGGAAATCGCAGCGACTTGGGAAATGCTGAAGCTGTTCGCTTCAGGTGAGTTTTCCAAAGGTCTGGAAGTGTTCAAAAACGCCGGCAAGGATACCGAACTCGCGTTCGCGAACCTTCGGACCTTCATCGACAAGTTTTATCAGGACGCGCAGGCAACCGCCGCGGCACAGGCTCCGAAGATCGAACAGACGATGGCCGCGCCTTTCATCAAGGCGGCGAAGGTCACAAAGGACGCGCTCGACAAGTTTCTGGAGTCGCAGTCGAAGAAGCAGGCCTCGATGCAGGCCGACTTGCAGACGATCGGCCTATCTGAAGGCGCGCATCAGCGGCTGAAAACTGTTCTGGAAGCCGAGGCAATCGCCAAGGCGAACAACATCACGATCACCGACCAGCTTCGTCAGAAGATCAACGATTCCGCTACATCGACCGGCATGCTTGCCGATGCCCTTGAGCAGACGAAAGAGCGCTGGTCGGAGTTTCGCGGAGCCGTGCTGCAGGTTCGTTCTTCGCTGGAAAACGCATTCGTCGACGCAATCATGCAGGCAAAGTCCTTCAAGGACATTATTCGATCGCTGATTTCCGATCTCGCGCGTATGGCCGCGCAGCAAGCGTTCCGGTCGATGTTCGGCGGGCAGCTTGCCTGGAGCAATGCGGCCGGTTCGGCTTTCAATGGTGGCGGCGGAATTCTCGGCGGCATCGGAAAGCTGTTCGGCTTCGCCCAGGGCGGCTCGTTTCAGGTCGGCGGCTCAGGAGGCATCGACTCGCAGCTCGTTGCGTTCAAAGCCTCTCCGAATGAACGCGTGAGCATCACGAAGCCCGGTCAGGACATGGGTGGCGGAATTACAATTCACCAGACCATCGCTCCTGTGTTTCATCCCGGTATGACGCCGACCGACATGGCTTCGATCCGAAGCATGATGAGTACGGTTAGTGAGCAAACCAAAGCCGACACGATCAACCTGATCCGGGGCACGATGGCGCGCGACTCCAGGGCCTTCGCACTGTGACAGTTTATTCATGGCCGCAGAGCTTAAGGGGTGTGGTCGAGAGCCGGTTCTATCTGCGCGCCGCAAATCTTTCCTCGACCTCGCCATATACCGGCCAGCGCTCGGCCTACGGTCCGACGACCCAAATCTGGGTTGCCGAACTCACGTTTCCGACGATGCAGAAGAATGACTGGCGCTCACTTTCCGGCTTTGTTTCGCGGCTCGATGGTATCTCCGGTCTGCTGCGAATGCCCGACGCCTTTCGTCTGAAGCCGATGTTCAACGAAGAGAACGCTGCAAACATCACCGGGTTTTCGGACGACACGATGTTCAGCGACGGTATGGGATTTTCCGAAGGGCTTGTTCCGGCCTTTTGCGCGGTCGCGGAAGCGGCAACGGTCGGCGCCGACTCTATCGTGCTTGAAGGGTTGCCCGTGAGTACGAGCAATATCCTGCGGAGCGGGGATCTGATCGAGGCGCTTCCGAACGGTCAGCAAACTGCATTCGGGAATCTTTACGAAGTCGTTGGTCAGGCGAATTCTGACGCTGATGGCAAGACTCGCGTTTATATCCGCCCGCGGCTTCGTCAGTCGTTCGCGATCGGCGACCAGATCAAGACGATCGATGCGACTTCGGTGTTTCGACTGGCTTCCGATCAGGAAGGCATCATGAGCCGCACGATGCCTGATCACGGTCGGCTCGGGCTTACCCTCGTTGAAAAGCTGCCACAGTAATGTCGCTCCACGATCCAAAGATGATCCGCGCGCTCATGAAGGGCGCTCACCCCGCAATCCTGTGGCAGGTAGATCATCCGAACGGCATGGACTTTTGCTGGTCCGGAATCGGAACGCTTCGATACGACGGCAACGACTACAAGGGCATCGATCGCTTCGGGCGCGTTTCGCAGCCGGAAGAAAGCGCCGACCTTGCGATCAAGCAGGGCACGCTGGAGCTGCGCGGCGTCCCGCCTGAGCAGGCGGCCTATCTCAATACAAATATACGCAATCGCAGCGCGGTCGTTCTCCTGGCTGCGGTCGTGAACCAGCAGGTTATAGGCACTCCGTTCGAGTTTCTCCGTGGGCGAATGGATTACATGACGATGCCGGTCGGTGAAGACGGCACGGTCACGATCAGGGTGAGCCTTCGTATAGGCTTCTTCTCGATCGAGCGCGCGCAGGAAAAAGCCTGGTCGCACGAACAGCAGCAGGAAGACTATCCGGGGGACACTGGCATGTCGCTCATGTCCTCGCTCGTGGACAAAGAAATCAAGTGGCGCCTCTCGTAACGCGCCAACGAATTGCAGAAGAAGCAAAGAGGGCGATGGCCACGGTACACTTGAGGAAGTGGCCGCTCGAAAACTGCGTTGTTTTCTCTGCTGATATTTACGTTGCGGCCGGGTTCAGTGATCCGATCAGGAACTACCGCGGGCGCTACCAGACAGAAGATCAGGCTTACGAGGTCATGGGCCTGTTCGGAATGCACGGTCTGCACGTCCGCTGCGCTCGACTGATGCGCTGGCCGCGCATCGCCTGCGAAGAAGCGCAGGACGGGGACTGGGGGCTCAATCAAACCGAGATGGGTCCGTCTTCCGTCATTCGATACGGCGGAATGTGGGTTGGAAGCCGGGAAGGTGGGTTCTCGGTGAGCCGCGACGAAAACCTGATAGCGGCCTGGAAGGTTCTCTAAATGCCGTTCATCACCGCCGCCATTGCGCTCGTTGCTGAAGTCTTCGCCGTCGGATCGTTCATAGCGGGCGGCGCCGGCTTAGGCGCTCTGACAATAGGCGGCATCGGCATCGGGCAGATAGCGCTGACGGCCGGACTGTTCGCACTCAACTACGCATTGACTCCGAAGAACAAGGCGACGGTCGGTGCAATCAATGATCCTGGTACTCGTGGCAACACGAGACAGGCCATCCCGCCGCAGCGATTTCTATACGGCACGGTGCAGGTTGGCGGCGCGATTTGCATTCTGGACGATTCACAGCCGCCATCGCTCGTCATGGGCTTGCTGCTATGCGCGCGGAGAATTGACTCCGTCGTTTCTGCGAAGATTGGCACGAACACAGTCACCTTCGATGCCGACAGGAAGGCGCTGAACTCACCTTATCGTGTTGGCTCAACTGCGTACCTTCGCGGGTCGTTTCGTCTGGGTACTTCCGATCAGGCGATGGACCCAATTCTGAAGGAGATGTTTCCGACGCTGGGCGTCGAAGACGGCCCTGTCGATACGTTCCTTCAGTCCGGTCATGCCACTGCAGTTTTCGAGTTTGTGTACGGCACCGATCGAGAACATTTCGAGGCGCTTTGGGGTCAGGTCGCAATTCCCAATCCATTAGTTCTCGTCAAGGGTTCGCTGGTCTATGACCCGCGCGACCCGACGCAAGTTGCAGACGACGCAAGCACCTGGAAGTGGAGTGACAACGCGACGTTGATCCAAGCCGATTGGGCGCGTCATCCTGACGGCGTGGGCGAGAAGGCTGAAGACGCCGATTGGGAAAAGATTGCGGAGAGCGCTGACTACGACGACGAACTCGTTGCGCTGAAAGGTAGTGGCACCCAGAAGCGCCACACCATCAACGGCGTCGTAACACTCAATCAGTCGCCGCGCGATGTGATGGAAGCTCTACTCACTGCAAACCGCGGCTCGCTCCGCAGATCAAAAGGCCGCTGGTGGATTGAAAGCTCAAAGCCTCGCGATCCGGTAGCCACGATCACCGACAAGGACATTGTTAGCGGTTTTGACTATCGCGACCGGCGCCCTGTCAAGGAACAATACAACAAGCTTCGTGGAAGGTTCATTGCTCCTGAGCGTGACTATCAGGAAGCCGATGGACCGATTCTGGATCGTACCGATCTTCAGACCGAAGACGGGGAAATTCTTGAAACGACAATCCGTGCGCCTTTCACTGATACACACCAGGCGCTTCAAAGAATGGAGAAGCAATTCCTTCTCGAGAGCAGGCTCGGAAAAAGGTGGTCGGGCTCAGTCAGGCTGAGACTGCTTGGCCTCGATGTAGGAAACGCAATTCGGATTTCCTCGAAGATTTGGCCGCAGATCAACGGCATTTATATGGTCGAGAACTGGGGTTTCGCGGACGATTTCTCCGCGATCCGGCTTCAGCTTCGCGAATACGACAAGACAATTTCAACGAACTGGAATCCTGAGACTGACGAGCAGGATTATGAACTGCCGGAAATTGAAGCAGCATGACCGTACATGACGCCCTAGCAGCAGTCCCGACTTCAGCGTCCGGCGATCCGGTCGTGAAGGACCTGCTGCACAATCTTCTGATCGAGCGCTATCCTTATGTGTTCGAGGATAGTGAAGATCCCGAGGCGTTCGATGCGGTCGACGGAGAAACGGGCGCTATTCCGGTTGCCCTAGTCTTTCAGGGCGGGCTTTTCACGTTAGATGTTGCCGACACCACGACGGCGCACGACGGTGTGGTCTGCCTAGTTACGAATGACGGGAAAAGGTACAAACGAGAAACCGTTGACTTCGATGTGAAGTCTGTTCTCGACAAGGATGTTGTCGATCCACCCGCGCCGACGGACGATCCCGCTGTTGCCTTGGGCGATCGGTACATTGTCCCTGCCGGTGCTTCTGGCGATTGGGGAACGCACCCTGAAGACATTGCAATCTATACCGCTCGTGGATGGGTCTATATCGAGGCGAAGATCGGTCAACTGCTCTACGTCGAAGACGAAGAGAGTTACTACCACTTCAGCGCAGGCGGAAGCTGGGAGCCAGGCATCGGACAATCCGCGCTCGCGAATAACAGCATATTCTCTAATCACGTCCTTGGCGGTCGCACCCATTGGGTCGTCGTCAATCAAACGACGAACACGCCTCCAGTAACACCGTCATCCGGTGATGCATACATCGTTGGAGGGTCTCCGACGGGCGCATGGGCCGGCCACACCGGAAAGATCGCTATATATTCTGGTTCTGCTTGGCTGATCTTCGCGCCGGTCGAAGGCTGGACTGCATACGATCAGGCTCTGAATGCCACATACGTTTATTCGGGAGCTGCCTGGGTTTCTCAGCGAGGCTCGATCATTGCGGCCGGCACAACGGGATGGATTACGGACCCAACTACTACAACCGGCGGCACCGGCAACTATGCCTGGAGCGCCTCAAGCCCACCCACGACAGTTACAGCTTATCAGCGAGATGATGGCGCGGCGATCACTATTGCCGTTGTGGCCGGCAGGCGCATTCGCTTCAAATATGAATGGACTCAGACGGCGGCGGCTACCAGAGAAAGCGCCTTCGGCCTTATGCGCGGTTCGGAAGCTGCCGCTATCGATCACAGTGGTTACATCACTTCGCTCACGGCCTACTACGCATCGGTCTCTTTTGAGTGTACGGCCGTCGATGGTGCGTCTCACACTTATCGCGTCGCGAATTTTCAGTGGGGCACTGGTAGCAGCTACCCGTTCCCGCCGAAGAGATCGCGACTCTCTTATGAGGTCTTCGACTGATGGCTGGCGATCCGCATCCAGTATTTCGCAATAGTGTCCCGGTCGATAAGTCCGAGGCGCGATCCTATATTGCTCTCCGCTTCGGCACGATCGATGAATTGCGAGACGCTGACGGATCGACCTTCTGGGTTGTCTTCATTGACGAATTAAATGCGTTCTTCGAGCGATCAACGACTGACACGACAAGTGCGGACGATGGAGAGACCGTCATTATTGATGCGAACGGCGCCCGCTGGCTTCGCGTTGGTGGTGGCGATGTGGAGGGGCCAGACGGCGGCGTAACGGACGGCAACCCAGTTGTGTTTGATGGACCATCTGGAAAGGTCGTCAAGGAAGCGACCCCGCTTGAACTGAAGACCACGTTGGACCTTGAGAATGTCGACAACACTTCTGATGTGAACAAGCCTGTCTCAAGCGCTCAGCAGGCCGCGCTCGATCTCAAGATTCCTCTCACATATATGGATGTCGATGCCGCCCTGGCGGCGAACAGCGACACCAAGATTGCAAGCCAAAAGGCGGTCAAGTCTTACATCGATGCGCTCGCGCTAGTTGTTTCAGGCGCGCTTATTTTCAAGGGCGCGTTCGATGCGTCCGCAGGTTCATTTCCAGGCACCGCTGGCCGCAAGACCGGGTGGTTCTATCGTGTCAGCGTGGCCGGTACCGTTGATGGTGTTTCCTTCACCGTTGGCGACGATCTTTATGCGATCGTGGACACCGCATCGACTTCAACCTATGCCGCGAACTGGCTGAAGATTGAAGGTGCGCTGACATCGGCAGAGATCATCGCAGCGCTTTCTGCGAACTCAATCGCGCTGTCGAAATTAGCACAAGGAACAGCGCTCTCTGTTCTGGGTGTCACCGGCAACGCGACCGCGAATTATGCGGACATGGTGGCTGGCACGGACGGGCATGTGATGCGCCGTTCCGGAACCGCGATCGGCTTCGGCACCATCGCAACCGCCGGGATTACCGACGATGCTGTAACCGACGACAAACTTCGCAACAGCGCGGCCGTGAGCGTCATCGGCCGATCAGCCAATTCATCTGGCGGCCCGGCGGACATTGCCGCTGGTGCGAATGATCAAATTCTGGCGCGCGTGTCGGACGCGTTGTCGTTTGTGCAGATCACGATCGGGATGATCCCCGATGCACTAATCACCTTCGCGAAGCTGGCTTCGGCGGCCGTTGCTGCGATTGCCGATGTTCGCGCCGCCGTCGCAAGTAAGCTTCTAACGGCTGACCTTATCGAAACGGCTTCAGCCGTTGTCACGCTCACTGAAACCGGCGGTGCTGTGGCGGTTGACTGGGACACGTTCATCAACGGCGTGGTGGTCGTTGATCAAGCAACTGCGATAAGCAATCCGACGAACGGGCAGCCCGGTACGTGGCGCACAATAATGGTGCAAGGCAACGACGGCACGGATCGCACGATTACCTTCGGTAATCAGTTTCTCGGTGAAGTTCCGACGATTGCTGATTGTGATTCCGCGAAGTGGTATTTGCTGACGATCTTTTGCTACACGGCCTCACACTTCGTTGTTTCCGCGAAGGTCGCCAAGACATGATCGACCTGCCGCCGCCGGTAGTTTGGCAGCCATCACGGCCTGCAATCATTCAAGCGGTCGAGCCATGGCAAAAGGAAGTGCATCGCAAGCTGGCAGCTCTCGGTATCGACAGGCGTGTGCGCTTAGCCGTTGTCTCGGAACTGAAGCGTCTCGAAGGTGTCCGAAGCAGCTTGGTACGCGCCTCGATCGACGAGGTTGCGCGCTACGCGGATTCTTCGGGCCTGCTATTGGCAATATTGCCGGGGATGTTTCCTGCCGGTTCAGTGGCTGCGGCCCCACCATCTGGTGCAAGCTGGGGCGATGGGCTGGCTACTCAAACCTTCGGCGGCGCCTCATCGTCCGGGTGGAATACATACAACATTCGTGTGGTGATCTTTCAGCCGTTCTTAAAAAGTGGCACCAAGATCAGGATCACATTCCGCGGCAGCACTCTTGTGATTACGGATTGCGCAGTGGGCCACTATGCGGGAAGTGGCGATGTCTATGATCACGCCAGTTCGGTGCCGTACACCTTCGGCGGCGGAAACGCGGGCGTCACGCTTTCAAGCGGTGTGGACACCTTGGGCGACGAAGTAAATTTCACTTTTGCCGCCGGCACGAATTTGGTCGTGGCGATGCACACATCCAGCGGCGTCGCGCGCGATCAGGCAAACGATACCTTGGGCGAAACCTGGTACAAGGCCGCCGCGAGCCAAGTGGATACGGGAAACGTGACGGGCTACACGAAACTCACCGGCCGCGGCATAACCGCAATCAAGAGGATTGAGGTTTACGGTTAGGAAACCCGAACAGTTCGACGTATTCCGCCGGCGTCATCTCGCCCAATTCGCTGTGCGGATCGTATTCGATCAGCAAAACCTTAGTGCCGTCGTCTTTCACGCGGCGGCGGTCTTCGGGAAACGATTGCCAAAAAGCTTCAAGTTCAGGAGTGAGTTCTTCGGCCATTGGACCCTCGGTCGCCCGGCATGTGCCGGGACGGGTGATTGCGCGTGACCGAAGCCGCACGCCTCACGTATTTCCCGTGAGGGTATTTTATTTCGTGAGCCGCCCGACATAGGCGAAGGCTCGGTTACGCGCTGTTTGCGCGATGCTGCTTCCCGCAATCACTCGATCGGCAGCACTGAGAATCTAGGCCCTGCGGACTGAAACCGCAACGCCGCCTAACCCCCTGAAATACTGACAACAGAGCCGCTCTTCGGGGCGGCTTTTTGCGTCTAAGGGCATGGGAAAACTTCTTCAGGCCTTGGCGCTGACGATCGCGCTCTTCGCTGCGCCGGCGACAGCGGCCGACTTTTACACCGCCGGCGACAGCCACGGCCGTGAAATCGCGCGGCTGCTGGGCTGGAACACGGTCACGGTCGATGGTGTGTCCGCACAGGATCTACCGCGGCAGCTCGCGTTGGCTCCTTTCGGTGCATTCGTTCTGGTGTCGATCGGCACGAACGATTCCGCGCGCGATGATCTCGTGACCACGGTGCCGTTCTACGTGCAGGCAGCGCTCGACGTTGCCGAGTGGCGCGGTCAGAAACTTGTCTTCATCGGGCCATCGGCGGTTCGGCGCGCAGGCTGGAATAAGCGCGCAGACACGATCGACGGCTATCTAGAAACGCTGCTCCACGCGAAGGGCGTTCCTTACATTTCCATATTTAGTGATCCGGCAATGCAGCCGGCAGACGACGGGGTGCATCTGCGCGCCGTCCAGTACCAGGCGCTCGGCGCGGCCGGCGCTCTTCAATTCCACGACTAACTCATCAACTGAAACGGGGGACGATTATGCGAAAGATTCTCGTACTCGCCATTCTTTTGTCTTTGACGATCATCGCAACGCCTTCTTCGGCGCAGACAGCGCAAGAATTCTGGACGCAGGAATTCGCCAAGATCAACAAGTCGAACCGCGCTCGCGCGGTCGATCCGGTCTCGGCGTACCTGATCCAGCCGACGACGCGGACTGCGCGCGCCGCCGTGCAGCAGCTCGAACCGCGCCAGGTCGAGCGCAACACGCGGAACATCATCAAGCTTCCGGTGAAGGTGCTGGAAGGCATCGACAACGGCGGTCGTTGGTTGCTGAAGCGCGTGGGCCGGAATTACTCCGGCTTTACGTGCCTCAGCTGCGGTCGCGAGCAGCGGCTCATGGCGCAGGCGAACGGCTTCAAGGACTGCGCCGGCGGCGACATCACGTGGGGCTGGAAAGACCCGAAGTGTACGACCCCGGCTCCTGCCGGGGCCGTCAACTCACTTCGCATCTGGGCATCGGGACAGCACATCGAGCGCGTCGTCGGTCGCTGCGAGGGCGATGCTGCGAACCCGGTGCTGGTCGTCGATGGCAACGGCAACGGCGGCGTGAACACATTCCGCTGCACCACGCTGCACGGCGCGACCTACCACTACAACATCGTGGCTGATGGCACCGAGAAGCCGCTCTACATGCAGCCCGATCCGTGCCGTGGTCGCGGCCGTCAGCCGCGGCACTGGTCGTAAGCCGTGCGTATTCTCGCTCTCGCGGCGCTCATCGTGTGCGCCGTCATCCTTCCGAGAGCGCAGGCGCAATCCGTCGATCCGTACCCGAACTGCGAAGGTTTCATCGACCACAAGTGCTGCTGCACCGCAGGAGCCTGCTTTGATGTAGCCCGCAGCGAGATCGAGCGGCTCACCGAAGACACCTACCGCATCATCGCAACCGGCGAAGTCGTGAAGGCCAAGGGCAGAAGCCCGCATGGCCGCGTTCGCCGCTGCACCGGAAACCAAGACGACAACGGCGCCTGGTACGCGATCGGACATCCCCGCGCGCGGACCAACTGCCTCTACGTCACCGACACAGGGAGTTGAAGCATGGAAAAAATTCAGTGGCTTAAGGAGCATGCCATCGCCGCCGGCGTGGCTATTCGCGGCTTCCGCGATCGCGTTGCTGACTTCGCGCACGCGCACAAGAACACAACGGCGTTCCTGCTGATCGTAGGGTGGGCTCTCGCGATTCCGACTGTGTGGCGCTTCGTTCCGACTGTGTGGCGCTTCGTCGCCCGCCTGGTGTCGTGATGGCGAACACCCTCGAGGAAGCGCTCGTTCACATCTTCGGCCATGAAGGCGGCTTCACGCGAGACCCGCGCGATCCCGGCAACTGGACCGGCGGCAAGATCGGCGTCGGCGAGAACCGCGGCACCAAGTACGGCATCGCCTGCCACGCACATCCGAACGTCGATATTGCGAACCTGACCATCGCGATGGCTGCGGAGATTTACCGGAGACAGTACGCGGCTCCGGTTGGTTACGCGGATCTGCCGGCGGGCATCGATCTCGTAGCCTTCGATGCTTCGGTGAATTCCGGACCGGCGGCATCGCTTCGTTTTCTCGGCCGCACGCTGGGGGTTACCTGGACGGCGGCCGCGGTCGTCGCGGCTTCGAATGCTGCGAAGGACAAGGTCGCAGTGATCAAGGGTGCTTGCGCCGAGCGACTGGCGTTCATGCGCTCGCTCGCGATCTGGGCGACCTACGGCGTCGGCTGGTCCCGCCGAGTAGCCTCGATTGAAGCCACAGCCGTCAAATGGTGGCTGCGCTCGCAGGGCACCGCGCCGGCGCAGATCAAGCAGCAGCTCGTCACCGAGTCCAACGCTGCCGACAAGCAATCGAAGAACGATGTGAAGGGTGCGGTCGCTTCTACCGGTGCATCCGCCACAACGGGCGGCACCGGCTGGTGGGCTTCACTCGAATGGTACGAAACGGCAGCGCTCATCGTTTTCGCGGTGCTGTTCGTTCTCGCAATCATAAACTTTGCGAAGCGCGCGGTTGTGAACCGTCAGCGCAGCACAGCCTACCAGGACGCCGCGAACGCGGCCTGATCTTCACAAAGGGGGAAGCCATGCGCGTTTGGGTTTCGATACTGACGGTCGCGGCGCTCGCAATCACCTATGCCTACATCATGTGGGCGCGGCCGGCGCTCGCGCAGCGTGAGGAATGGAAAGAGTTCTACGCCGGTCTCGACGGCTTCTGGGCTTCGCTATGGGCTCGCATCCGCCACGGCTGGCTTATGATTACGGCTGTTGTGCTCGCGGTCGGCCCGGAACTTCCGGGCCTGCTGACCGAGTTTGGCATGCTGGACCTTTCGTTCCTTTTGCCGCCGGAAGTAGCTTTTAAGGTTTCCAAACTCATCGCGCTTGCGGCGCTGATCGCACGCGTGTGGCTCGGAGCGCCGAAGCCGCCGGTAACTCCGGAGGCGAAGCCGTGATCAGTGGCATCCTCACTTTCCTCTTTAAATTCCTGCCGGGCTTCACCGGTCAGGTGACGGACCTGCTCAAGCAGCGTGCCGATGTAGAGTTGAAGGGATTTCAGACCGGCAGCGAACAGGACACGTTGCGCTACAAGGCTTGGGTCGAAGCACAGGCCGAAGCAAATCGCGCGAAGCTCGTCGCGAATGGCTGGTGGGGTGCGAAACTCATCATCCTGACTGCGGGGTGGCCTGCTTCAATTCACTTCGCAGCAGTAATGCTCGATAGCCTGCCGTTTTGGGTGCCGCTGTTTATGGACCGCGCGCACGAAATAGGGTCGTGGAAAATTCCAAAACTTCCAGCACCCTATGACGGCTATCAGTGGATGATCGTTCAAAGCTTCTTTATCGTCACGCCGATCATGCCGCTCGCAAGCGCTGCGGGACAATGGCTCGCAAGGAAACGCTAAATGACGGAACCCCAGCGGCAACTGGACGGTTCTAAACCGAAGACACTCATGGAGGCATGGCAGATGCTTAATCGCCGGACCAAAGTAGTGGCAACGAGTTTCGCAGTCATCGCAACAATCTTCGTGAGCTGGAATCAGATCACCGAGGCATGGGCGCAAACCGGACTACCCGTCCCAGCATCACGATCATGGGTCGATGGAAGACTTCAGCAAACGAATGCGCAGCTTCGCGATGTGAAGCGAAAAATTCTCGAAGGGCAGTTACAGGCGACCGAGTCGAGCGAAGAACGGATCGTCGGCGCGTTCTTGTGACGGTTCTTTGGGCGTTTGTTATCGGACGACACAATGCAGTGATCGCGCGCTGCCCACTCATGAAAGCCCCGGCCATGTGCCGGGGCTTTTTTGCTTCTAAGGGTGTGCGAACCCGATGGCGTCGGGTTTTCGCCGCCCTCCTTGGGCGTTTCCTCCCAAACTTGCCCCGGCTCGCTCGCGCGGGTCGGGGCTTTTTCTTTCACGGCCGCATGTTCGCGGTGCGCGCGTTGAACGATGTCACGTTCGGTCGCCGATCACAGCGCGAGCAAATGAACTTCGCCATCACATCGACGGCGACCAGGTGATCGGCGAAGTCGTCGTAGGGAACGACGAGCGACACCTTGCAGCGGTCGCAGTGCACGGCGAATCCGGAGTAGCCGAGGGTGCGGAGTTCGGCGATCGTGGCGGGCATTCCGCTATATATAAAAGGGTGGGACGAAAAGAGAACCGATTGCTCAAACATTTCAAGAACATCGGACTACAAAAAGGACTACACGTAGTCCGCGCCGATGAAGAAACTGCGTGATTTTATTGAGTTTATTGGGTTTTCTGGAAGCTGTTCGGCGCTCCACGCGGCCGCCCCTTGTAGCATTCGACCATCGTGACCATTGCCGTTGTCAGCGCATCGTTGAGCTGGTCAAATTCGCCGACGGTCGGCGCGATGAACTTGCGCTCAGGTTCACTCATCG